AGTCTGACTTCGTCGGGTGAACCGGGGGCGGCGTGCCATAGTCGTTCGATCTGCTGAAGGGCCTGTCGATGCTCCTCGGTGGTTCTGATGGGCGTGTCTTCCATCTGCATTTCCTCGTGGCGGTGAGATTCTCATGTCTCTTTTCAATGACTTGGATGCCCACACCAGCGCAGCAGTCAAGGCGGTCTTTGCCGAGCCGGCCCTTCTGCGCCCTCGCATGTCCACCCAATATGCGGAACGTAGTGCCGACCCGGACCGCCCCGAGGCAATGGCCTACGGCATCTTTTCGGCTGGTCCCGCGCAAGAAGATCTGCGCGGCCAAGCGCGTGGTGGGCAAATGTCGGGCACGACCAAGCTGTCGACCGCTGCTGCCGAGTTCTGGATCGCCAAACCGCAGATCGATCAGCTGCCATGGCTGCCGATCACCGGCGACGCCGTCATCCTGACGGCCCGCAGTGGCCAGCCGATCTATGCAATCTCGAGGGTTGCAACCTCGGATCTGGGCGATTTGAACCTGATGCTTGTTCGAGAGGATGAAACTCCATGAGCCTGACGCGACTTGTCATGCGATTGACCGCGGCTCGCGCGCTCCGGGACCGCACCCTTGCTGGAGTACGTGTGTTCGACAGCGCGGTCGATCCGATCGATCAGACCATCGCAGAAAACCGTCAGCCGCTTCTGGTGCTGACGACGGATGAACATGAGGCCGACATCATCGGTCGTGACCTTGCAGGCGATAATCAGCGCTGCGATCTGGTCATCGAGCTCGCCATCGCCGCGCGGGTCGAGGTTCCAGCACGCGACGGTCAGGGCGGGCAGATCACCATTGCCATTCCGCATACGGATGAGGGGATGGAACTGACGCTCGACATGATGGAGCACCAGGTTGTCACCGCGCTCACCCGCGATGACAGTGCCTGGGCGCGCGCCTGGATGAAACTGGTGCCCCGTGTGACCCGGCGGCTCTCACGTCGCGGGGCCTCCACGGAAAACGGCGTGCGCTTCGCCGCCCGACAGCTGGTTTTGACCTGCGATCTGGTCGACACGCCAGCGATAGGGGCGGACATCCCGTCCGGCACCGCTTGGGGCGAGGTCTTTGCGCTGATGGACGCGGATCAGACCCTGGCGCCAATTGCGGCCATGCTGCGCGAGCAGATCGAGGGTAATGATGTCCGCGATTGGGCGCGCACTGCGCAGATGCTGGGTGTGCCGCTAGAGGTCATGGATCAACTGGGTGTTTTGCCCAAGCTCGATGCCCAAGGTGATCCCGTGACCATGGATGCGGTCATCTTCGACGAGGAAGGCGAGCGCGTCACGGTGATCGATGCAACAATGACCGCGGCAGAGGCATCATGACATGGCGATCCGCGAATTGGTGGAATTGGCCGCGCGTATCGCTGAATTGGAGCGCCGGTTCGCGGGTATGATGCGGCACGGCACTGTGGCCGAGGTTGATACAAACACGCAACGGATCCGGCTAGACTTTGGGCCTGCGCATGGGACCGAGGGGCGGTTTCTCTCTCCGTGGATCCCGTACGCGCAGTTCTCTGGCGCCCTGCGGGTCCACACACCGCCCACGGTCGGGCAGCAGTTCACCGCGATGTCGCCGAACGGGGATTTCCAGCAAGCGGTCGCCGTGCCGCTGACCCACTCCAGTGGTAACCCGTCGCCCTCGACGGCAGCCGACCAGAATGTGCTGCGTTTTGGTAGCGTTACTGTGACCCTGGCAGAAGACAGCCTCGAGATTGCCGTTGGGGATGTGCGTTTCAAGGTTGACAGCGCCAACGTTGAAATCACCGGCGGCGAGGTCCGTCACAACAGCAAAAACATTGGCGACAGCCACATACACAGCGGCGTGTTGTCCGGGCCGTCGGTCACCGGCACGCCTGCGAACTGACAAGGACGACTCCATGCCACGCTACGCTATCACCGAAACCGCCGGCCGCTTTGTCGCGGGCCAAACCAACACGGGCGTCGGTACGATCCTCACCCTCACCGAAAAACAGGCCGAACACGAGGTTCGCCTCGGCTCGCTGCGGGCGCTGGATGTCAAACCAGCCGCCAAACAGACCAAGCCTGCAAAGCCTGTGTCGAAATCTGACACCCCCGAGGCCACGATGTAACACTGGACCATGGTAAGCCTTTCCCCCAATCCGTCAGTCGGGCTGAATGCCGCGACGGGCCGCATCCTTGAGGGCTGGCCGCATGTGGTGCAAAGCCTGCAGGATATCTTCACCACACGGTTTGGCAGCCGGGTGATGCGCGAATGGTATGGATCCTTCGTGCCGCATCTGATGGGGCGCACGATCAGTCCAAACGAGGTGACGCCCTTTTTCGCGGCGGTGACCTCGGCCATCGAGCAATTCGAGCCGCGCTATCGGGTGACGCGCATCCAGGTCGTTGAGGTCACACGCGCGGGCGCCTTGCATGTCTTCCTCGAGGGCGAATATCGGCCCCGGGCGATGTTCGGTGATTATACCGTAGAGGGCGCGCGCCGGATTGATGCCTATGCCAATCTTGATGGCGTCCTGATTGAAACCCGGGAGGCCCTGGTATGAGCCGCTTTACTGCGATCAATCTGGCAGGTCTTCCGCCGCCTGATGTGATCGAGACGCTGGACTATGAGACCATTGTCAAAGACATGCGTGACGATCTCGTCACGCGTTTTCCGGACATCGCCGGCGTCATCGATCTCGAAAGCGAGCCCGCGCGCAAATTGATCGAGGCCTTTGCCTACCGCGAACTGCTCCTGCGCGCGCGGATCAATGATGCCGCCCGCTCGGTTCTGCTGGCGTCATCCTTCGGCAGCAACCTCGATCACCTGGCGGCCCTCTTTGCCACAGCTCGGATGCAGGTCGAGGACGAGACCGGTGCGCTGGTTGCTGAAGACGATGCGCGCCTGCGGCGCCGGGTGCAACTCGCGCCTGATGCGTTTTCGGTCGCGGGGCCAGAGGGGGCCTATGTCTATCACGCCCTCAGTGCCGCCCCATGGGCGCGGGATGCCACCGCGATCATGACGACGCCGGGTCGGGTGCGCGTGACGATTTTACGCGCGGGCGAAGACCCCATTCCGAGCCTCGAAGAACGGGAGACCGTCCGGCTGGCGCTCATCGACAATGACGTCCGGCCGCTCACGGACATGGTTGAGGTGCTGGGACCTGCCGTACATCCGGTCACCATCAACGCGACTCTGACGCTCTATCCGGGCCCGGACGGCAACCTGGTGCGCGATCGCGCGGTCAGCGCGTTGACCTCGTGGGTGGAAACGAACCGGATGCTGGGCATGAACCTGCGTCGCTCGGCCATCTTCTCGAAACTGCATCAGGAAGGTGTGCATTCGGTAGACCTGACCTCACCTGCCGCGGACATCGTTCTGGGGCCGACCGAGGTCTACGCCGTGGAGGCTATTACCATTACGGTCGCGGATTCGCGCGATGCTTGAGGAAAGTTCACCGAGGATCTGAAAAATCCAAACAGGGCTGATTTTTGCGATCCGTCAGGAATTGTCTGTGGGTTTGTCACAGGCTGGGCCGATGCCAATTCATGCTTTGGAGCCTCGGGTCCTCGGCAAAAGAGTGAGGAGGAAACTCCAAGCCGAGAGCGGGGTACTCGCGAATAGCCTGCGCGCCGCTTCGGCTAATGCGAATGCGCCAGGTCTGCCGATCAACCGGAGTTGAGGAGCGGAACGCAGCACAGTCCAAAACAGCAAGATTAGCCAATTGATTTGGGTCACGGATCGACATGTACCGGATGACCTGACCTCCAGCCTCCCTGGTTGCATCCGCCAAGCTTTGGCAATGTTCGTAATCTGTGAGGTGCGTCCAGGTTGGGGAATCTGCAGATAATTTACCCTTTGTCAGATCGATCGCGGAATTGGAGGCAATGTCAGCAGCAAAGGCGGTGTAGTCTGCAGCATCATCTGGAAACGGAGTATCTGGGCTTTCTGCGTAGAAGAGAAAACGATAAAAGACCATCTCTGCCGCCGCAGTCTCTGGCTGCTCGGCGCCATACCAAACACCGGGTGTAAAGCCGGCTCTGCGAAACCTAGACCCTGCAGGATACGGCCGGTAACGAAACGGAGTTGCCAAGAGATAATCGAGGTGCGCGCAGTTGCTTGGAAGCGCTGGCTTGGTTTCATCAAGAATGGCTTCAAGAGCGGCTTGGTCGTCAAGGTTGTCGGTCAGCTTGAGTGTTGAAACACGGTGCTGCGCTTCCACCAACCGCCACGCCCGAGTTTCGAGTGCTTCGAGTTCAGAGCGGAGCGCGGCGGGTGTCCAGATAGGCGACGACATCAACGAGTCCTTGGGCTGTGGTAATTCGGTCAGCAGGGCGGGCCCCTAAAGCGGTATTGGGTGCTACCAACCAAGCGCGTGCTACGGCTTCATTGCCACCAGTAATCGCATCCAGAGATCGGAAGGCGCGCACAAAGAGGGCAGCCAATTCAAATGCCTTCGACCGATCGTTGATAATCGCCTCGCCTTTCTTGAAGCGTGACACTTGCGCCTCAGATACGCCAAGCATCTCGGCCAACTTGCTGCCAGGCAATTCAAGACGCTCGGCGGCGCGCACAGCAGCTTTGGTTAGAACCGCACCACGCCCTGTCGCGTGTGCTTGAGAGAGTCCGTTCAACATGGGCAGAATCCTTCCTGATGGAATCATAGTGGATAAATATTCCACAAGGAAGAATTTTCTGACCAGGGGACCGGACGTCCTCAAGCACATCCCCCTTATGTAACGGGAAGGCGGCACGATGGCTCAAGAAACCCTGCTGCCCGACAACCGAACTTCCTTCGAGGAGGCCGTCGATCTCACCGGGGCGCGCATCGCTGACCTGCCCATCGCCCTGCGCCAACTCGTCCAGCCCGCGTTGGTGCCAGCACCCCATTTGCCTTGGCTCGCCTGGGGCTTATCAGTTGATCTCTGGGACAAAGATTGGCCGGAGGAGAAAAAACGCGCCCGGACGGCCCGATCGCTGCCGTTTCATGCGATCAAGGGCACACAGACGGCGATCGCTGAAGCCCTTGCCGTCATGGGGGCGGAAGCGCGGCGCTTCATCGTGCCGCCGGCCAAGACCTATTTGTCAAAGGCGCTCACGGAGACGGAACGTGGCGCCTATCTCGACCGCTTCTCGCAACTGAGGGTCTATCCCTTTATCGCGCGGGGTGTTTCCGGCCGGAACACCCGGTTTTTGTCGGCGCCGGACGGCCCGGGCACGGCTTTCGCGGGGCCAAACAACCCTGTCTCGATTGCTGAGACCAAATACATCCGAACGGCAAAACTCTTTGACCGTGGCGAGGAGACCAATCTGATGCTTCGCACGGTGACCCCAGAAAGCGTTGGGGACTTCAACGCGATTGAGTATGACGAGGTGGTGCTGGCACCCAAGCCCACGGCGGCCATTCATCTTGGCGATAGGCCGAAAGCGCAGCCTTTCCTGATCGACGACATTGGCGTGCGTCAGCGGATCGTTCGCATCCCGCGCGACGAGACCTACAGCTATCGGCTGGGCCGGGAGCAATACACAACCGTCCTGCCCAAGGGCGATCTCATCGATGTTCGCCCGCAGCAGGTCGCCGAGACCCATGCGGCACAAGCGATGTCCCTGTTTCCGGGTGCTGCGTGGCAGCGCGTCTCTGGCGCCTGCCTGCCGGCAACAATCGCCTGGCGGCACCTCTACGATCGCTGGCACATCCATGATCCGGGCCGCGTGCTCGATGAGCGCAAGCGGTCCACCCATCTGGGCTACACCCGCCTTGGGATGCCGCCCTATACGGCCGAAGTGCTGACCCGCATCAAGGGGAAGCGACATCCGCGGACCGCGGGCCGGTTCGTCAATGGCTATGTCGTGGCCGCCAGCACCAAGCCGGTCGACGATACGCGTGCGGCGGTGATGGTCGCCAAATCACTCCGGGACAAGGTCCTGATCAACACAAAGACCTGGCGCGTGCCGCGACCGGGCGACCGCCGCGCTGTGGGGGATCTCACGCTTGGCGCATTAACTGAGGTTTGAGGCATGGAACGCAACGTCATCTACCGCGATCGGCAGGAGCTGCAATCCGCCGATCTCAACAACATGCAGGATTTTGGCCGCGCTTCGATGGACCATATCGTTCGCGATGCGCTTGAGGCCGGCAAAGCCTATTCGGGGTTTTCCGCCACGAAAACAGCGGCCACAGAACTCACGCTGTCGGCAGGCAGGCTGTACGCCGGCGGGGCGGTCTATGCGCGCGGCGAGGACATCATTGTTGATCTCTTCAACGTACTACCACTGGTGACCCGTAAACGCGTGGCCATCGTCAGCTTCGGCCAAGAGGTCGAGACGGACGTCCAGCCGCGGGATTTCCTGATCGACGCACAAACGGGCACCACCGAGCCGCAGTCCGTGGCGATGGAAAGCCTTCGCCGCGCGGAGATTTCCACCGTGGCTGGCACCGAGGGGCCAGACCCGAGCTATCCGGCGACAGATGCCAATGTGACAGTCATCGCCTATGTACTCCTCGACACCTCCGGTGTGGTGGCCATTGAGCAGTGGCAGGCGACGCAACTGCCGAACCTGCGCAATGTTGCAAACCGCACGATTGCCCTGGAAAACTGGCGCGGGCAGATCAGCGGTCAGGTGGATACGCTGCGCACGGACCTGTCTGCGCTGGCGGATCGTCTGGCGGGTTATGCCACCAAGGCCGAGATTGTCGAGCTCACCGAACAACTCGATGAGTTGCGTACCGAAGTCTATGCGCCGGGCGCCTATATTTACTATGGCACGAACCACTTCCTGACGGCGGAGGGCTCGAACGTTGACCACCCCAGTTTCGATGCGGTGGTTGAGGAAGGCATACGCTTTCCGCGGGCCGGGGCGGAAACCTCGGAACTCGCGCTTCTGAACCCGAACAACGTCTATATTGCCAATGCCAGCGGCTTTGTGCTGCCCAAATATGCCCATGGCGTCCGGCTTGATCTGACGGGCTACGCCTCTGAAACCCGGCTTGCGCAATACACCTTCGAGACCACAGACATCCGCCAGCTCACGCGCGCCCGCACGCGGCGGCGCTATGGCAATTCCATGGTGGTCTGCACCAACAGCCGCTGGTGGCGTCAGGGCACCTATGATCTGGCAGACAATATTTTCCGCCGGGCGGGCGAGACTTGGGAAGTGACCAACGGCCTGCCGGACCGCATGCCGAATGGTGCGCGGGTGCCCAATGGCAATGTGCACTGGATCCGGGTGCGCCGCTTCTGGATCGACACCTATGAGGAGCAATACTGGGACCGGGTGACCACCACGGCCACGATCAATGGCCAGCAGGTGGCGCAGACCTTCCTGAACTCCCAAGACGGCTGGCTGAGCCAAGTGGGGCTCTACTTCTCACGCAAGGCCGCGGCAGGTGATGTGACAGTTCTTGTGACCGAGACCGCCTTTGGCATGCCAGACCTGTCCCGGGTCATCTCGCGCACCACGCTGCCGGTTCTGGATATCCAAGTGGGGGCGATTTCCACGGAAGTGGGGCTGCCGTCGCTGGTGGAAACCAAGCTGCCCATCACGCCGACCTTCCTGACGGCGGGACGGCGCTATGCGATCGTGCTGGTCACCACCGGTGATCACTATGTCGCCATGACCAATACCGACAACGGGGTGGTCCAGGGCACCTTCTTTGTCTCGACCGACGGCGCCTTTTTTGCGGGCAATCTCGTTGATGACATGAAGATGCGGCTTTACTTCGCGCGGTTTGAGCGCACGCGGCTCTCGGTAGAACTGACGGCACTGCAACTTGCGGGCGGCATCCTCGATCTCGACGTGCTGCATCCCGGCGTGACGCCGCCGGCCTGTCGCACCGATATCGAGGTGCAGGTGAATGGGGCCTGGGTGGCGCTGGATGGTGAGGCGAATGGGCCCGACCTTTCGGGCCTGCCCGCACTTCTGCCGCTGCGCGTGACCCTCACCGGCACCACGGACCTGATGCCGGGCTTTGGCTTAACAGGATCGCAGGCTGTGGCGACGCGCCCGAAAACGGCCTTCACCTGGGTGTCAGACGCCCGCACGCTCGGCTCGCCCACAACCAGCGTCAAGGTGGTGACCGATCTGCAGCATTTTGAAGAGGCAAACCACGATTGCACCATCACCTTGCTAACCGGGGCGGGTTTGACCGGCTCCGAGGCGGCTGATGTGGTCGAGGACGTTGTGCTGGCCGATGGTACGGTGCGGCGGACGTCGATCTTCAATGTGACCTCGGTCAGCACTTACGCGGTCAAGATCGTGGGCTCGACCGTCAGTGCGGCACTGCCGTTTCTGGTCAGTGAGCTGATCGAATACGCGCAAAGCTGATCTGGTTCGCCCAAATCCACACAAGGAAAATCAACCCATGGCCTCCAAACCGACCCATTACCGGGTGACGGTGAACCGTCCCCTTGAATTTGCCGGCGCCCGGTTTCGGCCGGGCGCGCGCTATACCGTCACGGCGGCAATCTTCGACAGTTTATCGGCAGATCATCCCGAGGCCATCGCGACATCCGAACTACTGAAGAAAGGCTGACGCCATGCTGAGGTTTGAAGATCTGCGCGTGCGCGACAATCAGGATCTCGACCGAGATTTCTTCAACCGCCGCTATCGACTAATCGCGGAAAGCCTCGCGGAACTGAATACGCAGCTTGCCCAGATCGGCACGGCGACCGACAATCTGGTCACGCTTGGTCTGACCCGGGTGAATGAGGTCCTCGGGCCCGCACTGGCCACAGCATCGGCCGCGGCAGAAAATGGGTTTCTGGTGGCTACCTCAGCGACGCCGCTGACTCTTACACTCGGGCTCGAGACCACCTTTGAGATCAATGACACGCCGGCGCGCGCGCTTTTTGCGCCTACGCCCTATGTGGTGATCTCCCGCGGCGGCACGGACAGCTTGAACGACTGGGCAGTGTTTCGGGTGGCCGCTTATGCCCGCGAAAACGGCGGGCTCGCAGGGGAGGTTGTCGCCATTCATGGCAACATCGGCGCAGCCCAGCATGAAGACTGGGTGATTTCCGCGAGCGCTGGCCTTGCCTCATCGCTGATTGAGGCGGCCGCCAATGTGGCCAACACGTTGCTCCTGGCCCAACAGGCGGCGCAAGATGCCGCCGATGCAGCGGCCGTCGCTGAAAGCGTTCTGGCAAACGGACCAGTGTCATCGGTGAATGGGCAAACCGGCTCAGTGGCGCTTGGGATCGGCGATATCCCGACGCTCACGGCTCAGCTCGCGAGTAAGGCGGCCAGCAGCCACGGGCACACGATTGCCCAGGTTTCAAATCTGCAAAGCACGCTCGATGGGTTGCAGGCCCAAATCGCCACGGTGGATGGCGGGTCTTACTGACCGGCACCTTTTGCCCTGATAAATTCAAGGAGGGACAGCCATGTCCGACCCGACTTTCGGGATTTCGATCACACGGATCGACAATGAGCCTCGCCCACCGGTCTGGAGCGATATGTCGGTGGTCGGCGTTATCGGCACCGCACCGGATGCGGATGCATCGGTCTTTCCCGCCGATACACCGGTGTTTCTCTATTCCGACGATGCGGCCAAGCTGACCGCGCTCGGGGACGCAGGTACGCTGAAAGACGCGCTGGTTCTGCTCAACGCGCAGCTTGGCGAATTCCAGGTCGCGGCCAAAGTGGTCCTGGTTCGCGTCGAAGAGGGCGCCGATCCCGCGGCGACGATTGCCAATGTCGTGGGCGACGGCGCGCTGACGGGGCTTTCGGCTTTTCTACGCTCCGGCCCCGAGATTGGCATGATCCCGCGGCTCCTTTGCGCGCCGGGATTCACCAGCCAGCGCACCGGGGCTGAGGCGAACCCGGTTTGCGCCGCGCTGCCGCCCATCTGCGAGAAGCTCTTGGCCCATGCGGTGGTCGACGGCCCGGCCACGACAGAGCAAGACGCCATCGACTGGCGCGAGACCATTTCCTCGTCTCGCCTCATTCCGGTCGATCCGGCAGTGAAGGTCTACGCCGAGGGCGTGAGTGTGGTTCAACCCGCATCGCCCGCCATCATCGGCATTGGCGTGCGTCGTGATCACGAAAAGCAGGGCCGACCTTTCCACTCCTGGGCCAACCAGCCCGTGCAGGGGATTGTGGGACCATCGCGCCCGATTAACTTCTCGCTGACGGACGGCGCGACCGAGGGCCAGCGGCTCTTGTCGGCCAATATCGGCGTGATCCTGCGCGGTGAAATGGGCGTCGAAAGCGCCATCGGTCAGGGTGGGTTCATCTTTGTTGGCACCGACAATGCCGGAGAAGATGATCTCTGGCGGTTTTACAACGTCACCCGCGGGAGGGACTTCATTCATCTGATGCTGCTCCGGACCCTGCGGTTCTATCTTGGCCGCTTCAACGTCACCGGCCAAACCATTCAGGCGATCCTGAACACCATGGAAACGGGGCTGCGGAACCTCAAGGCCGATGGCGACATCCTCGGCTTCGAGTTGAAGTTCACCCGCGATCAGAACACGCCCGAGGAACTGCGCCAAGGCCGGTTCACCGTGAGCTTTGCGGCCGAGGAGGCGCCGGTGCTGCGGTATCTTGGCATTCAATCTGCCCGCTATCGCCCTGCGCTGGACGCGCTGCTCGATGATCTGCTTGCGCAGGTCGGCACCATCACCGGCTGAGGGAACACAGCATGAGCAACATCTACATCATGGAAGCCGCAAACCTTTTTTGCGGCGATGAGGACCCGACGGCCTCGAAACACCTGACGCTGACCGAGTTGCAGCTGCCCAATCTGCAGGAAAGCTTTCAGGATTATCACCCCGGCGGGTCACGCGTGCAGATCGAAGTGGCCGTCGGTATCCAGAAACTGGAGGCCAGCTTCAAGCTGGCGGGCTGGGACCCGGACCTCTTGACCCAGTTCGGGCTGGGGGCTGCCTCGCGCAAGAAATTCACAGCCTATGGCTCGATCCGCTCAAAACGCACGGGCGAGGCTATCGAGGCGAAAGCCGTGCTCGAAGGCCGGCTTGGGGCGGCAAACCCCGAGGCCTTCCAACGCGGTGAAATGCAGGGCTTTGACTATTCGATCTCGGAAATCCTGCATTACGAGCTGCATTTTGGCGGGGTCGAGAAACTCTACTGGGACTTTTTCACCGCCGATTGGCGCGTGGATGGCACCTCCCAGAATGCCGATGAACGCAACATCCTGCGCATTCCCAACGGATTTTGAGAGGGCCCATGGCACAGCATCACAATAAACGACTGCCGCTTTCGGTGCCGATCGCCTTGGGCGATCAGACCCTCACCGAGGTCAGCGTCAAGAAGCCGAAAGTGAAGGATCTCAAGACCCTGCAGGATGCCTTGGCCGGGATCGAGGATCAGTTGGAACAGGGCATCATCATGGCTGCTGTTCTGACCGATCTGCCGCGAGAAGCGATCGAGGAGATGGACACAGATGATTTTACCGCGATCTCCGAGGTGATCGCCGGTTTTTTCCCAAAGGGCACGGCATCTGCGACTGGCGCGCTGTCACAGCCGAAACCGCCCACTGGTTGAACACGCCGATCACGGATCTGATGGACATGGACTGGCCGGAGCTGGTGCTTTGGCATGCCGAGGCCCGTCGCCTGGCGCGCGCCGCAATACTGAAGTGAGCCTGACCCCTTGGCAACGCTGACCTCCCAGCTGGTGATCGAGCTGCTCGATCGCGTGACGAGCCCTGCGCGCCAAGCGGCCAGTGCGCTCGCCGGCATTTCCACCCGCATCCGAGAAAACAACGGTCTGCCGATGACCTTCGGCGACCGGTTGAACGCTGCGATCACGCGCAACAATCGCGCGCTGGCCACTGCACGGGGTGGGCTGGTCGATGCGGCCGCCAGCTTCTATGCGCTGCGCGAAGCCATCGGTGGTCCGATTGCCGCGGCGTCAGAATTTGAAAGCGCCATGGCGGATGTGCGCAAGGTGGTGGATTTTCCGACACCCGAGGGCTTCAGTCAGTTCCAGCAGGATCTCTTTGCTCTGTCGCGCGACATTCCTATTGCGGTGACGGGCCTGGCTGAAATTGCCGCCGCGGCCGGACAGGCAGGCATTGCGGGGCAAGACCTAGTTCGCTTCACCGATGCTGCCGCGCGGATCGGGGTGGCGTTCGACATCAGCGCTGATCAGGCCGGCGCCTCTATGGCGAACCTGATGACGGCCCTGGGGCTCACGATCGATGAGACGGTTTCTCTGGCGGATGCCATGAACCATCTTTCCAACAGTCAGGCCTCGAGTGCGGCTGATATTCTTGATGTGGTCCGCCGCGTTGGGGCGCAGGCGACGCTCTTCGGGTTTTCTGCCGAAGAGACCTCGGCCTTTGCCTCCGCAATGCTCGCCGCAGGCGCACAAAGTGAGGTGGCGGCGACGAGTTTCCGGAACATGGGGGCGGCCTTGACCCGCGGCTCGGCGGCGACGCGCGCACAACGGGAGGCGTTTCAAGAGCTTGGGCTTGATGCAGAAGCTGTCGCACGGCGCATGCAGGAAGACGCGGTGGGCACGACGCTTGATGTGCTGCGCCGCATCAGCCAGATCCCGCGTGAACAACAGGCCGCAATTTCGAGCCAGCTCTTTGGCAATGAAGCCAGGGCCCTGGGGCCGCTCCTAACCAACCTCGGCCTTGTCGAAGACACGCTTGGGATGGTGGGCGATCGCGCCAATTACGCGGGCTCCGCCTTTGCCGAGTTCGAGGCGCGCAACAACACCTTCCAGGCCAATATGCAGCGGTTCCATAACGTGCTGACCGAACTGCAGGTCACGATTGGCAATGCGCTGATGCCGGCGATCACCTCGCTGGCAGAGGCGATCACCCCGCTGATCCTGCGGATCTCGGAATTGGCGGCCGCCTATCCGGAGGTGACACTCGCGGTGGTGGGCGCCACTGCGGCGGTCATCGCCTTCAAAGGCGCGATGTCGGCGCTGCAATTCGCAGGGCTCTTTGGCCGCGGCGGTCTGCTGTCGATGATTGCGGCGGGTTACAACACCATCGGACGCGCAGCCATTGGCGCGCGAACCGCTGCCACGGAAATGATCGGGCTGCAGTCGGCCTTGGCGGCGATGGGTGGACAGCCCCTCGGGACGCTGGGGCGGCTTCGTGCGGGCCTGACCGGCATTGCGCTGGCGGTCCCGGGTGTTGGGGCGCTGTCCTCTGGCATTGCCGCGATCGGGACGGCGGTGGCGACGATTTCGGCGCCGGTTTGGGCGACTTTTGCAGCGGTGGCGGCAGCCGTTGCTGCGGCAGGCTTCACGATTTACCGCTATTGGGACCGGATCACGGCCACGCTTTCTGGCGTCGGCCAAGCGATCTCTGAGCGCTTGCAGGGCCCGCTCGACTGGCTCGGCGAAAAGCTCAGCTTTCTGACGCCGATCACTGATGCCATCTCGGGCGCTTTCTCGGGGTTGGGATCAGCCCTCGGGGCGGCGGTCGACGCAATCACCGGGTTCTTCAGCTCCGGGCTTTTTGAGCAAGAGGTACTCTCAGAAGAAGAGCAGGCCCGCATTGCGCAAAACGCGTCCAATCTGACCGGCCGGATCATTGACGGTTTTGCGGGGCTGGTTACCGGGCTCTACGACAAGGGGCTTGAGGCAATCCAGGCGCTTTGGGATGGCATGGTCGCCAAGTTCGAAGAGCTGATCGCCTGGATCCGGGGCATCCCAAGCCGCATTGTCGATGCGATCGGCAATATTGACCTTTCGAACATAATCCGCTGGCCGTCGATGCCGGCCTGGCTTGGCGGTGGGGATGAATCCCCAGCCGTGGCTGTCGATGAATTCTCCGGTATTGATGGCACCCGGGCCGCCGGTGGGCCCATCTCGCGCGGTGGCACTTATCTGGTGGGCGAGCGTGGGCCGGAGCTCATTACGGCCAATCGCAATGGCTATGTGAACCCGACAGGCAGTATGGGCGGTACGGGGCCGGTGGAGGTCTCGGTCAATGCGCCGATCACCATCACGGGCGCGACGGCGGACCCGCAGCAGCTTGCCGCGGAAATCACCCGCCAACTACGGGACCAGATCCGCGAAGCGTTTCGTGGGGTCTATGCCGATACCGGGCTGAGGTTTGCCTGATGCTGATGATGCTTGGTCCGGTCCAGTTCGAAATCCTGCCCTTCAACACCGATGGCTATAGCCACGGCACGGAGGCCAGCTTTGCCGAAAAGCCCGTGCTCGGCGCGCGACCCATCCTTGAATATGTCGGCGAAGGCCCGGAAAGCTGGACGATCAAGGCGCGGCTCTATCCAGAAAAGTTTGGTGGCATGGGTCAGCTGACGCTTTTGTCGCAAGCCCGCGCCTCGGGACGGCCGCAATATATGATGCGGGGCGATGGGGCCTTGATGGGCTGGGTCAATATCCTCTCGGTGACCGAGCGCGCCTCCTATCTGGGCCGCAATGGCGTCGGCAAAGTGATCGATGTCGACATCACGGTGAAACGGGCCAGTGCGCCAAGCGCGGGGTCCTTCTTCTCTCTTCTGGCAGATGTGCTCCTATGGACCAGGTGATCGAAACCGTGACCGTGGAAGGCGAAGGGCTAACTGTTGCGACCCTCGTTTGGCGCAGGTTCAAACGGCCAATGCTGGGGCTCGTGGAGGCGATCTACGATCTGAACCCGGGGCTTGCCGATCTGGGCCAGACCCTGCCGGTGGGCACAAGCTTCGAGATGCCGATACCGATCCCGCGGGAGCAGCAGGTTCTGGATCCGATCCGGCTTTGGTGAGGCAGGTGGATCATGTCAAAGCATGCGCTATTCAACGTGACCGTTGCGGGCTCGAATATCACCACGACGCTAATGCCGGTCCTTTTGGGTTTGCAGGTCTCGGACAAGGTGGGCACCCATACTGACAGCGCGGATTTGGAGATTGATGATACCGATGGGCGCATAGTTCTGCCCCAGATCGGCGCGCTCGTGTCGATTGCGCTTGGCTGGGAGAGCGAGGGGCTGCGTGTCGTTTTCGAGGGCACGGTCGATGAGGTGAAATCCTCCGGCACCCGCAGTTCTGGCCGACGTCTCCGCATCACGGCAAAAGGCATGGATACGACAGGCCGGGCCAAAGAAGGCCAGCAGCGCCATTGGGATGGGGCGACGGTGGAAACGATCCTGCGCGAGGCGGCGGTGCATGCGGGCATCACGCAGATCGAGATCGATCCGGCGCTGCGTAATCTCACCCGCGGCTATTTCGAGATGCGCGACGAAAGCCTGATCGCCATGGGCGAGCGGCTCGCTCGTGAAATCGGTGGCAATTTCCGCGTCACCGGCGGGCGGATTGTGCTCTCAAAACGTAACGCCGATTACGCGACGGCCATTGCCGCCACTTGGGGTCAGAATCTGCAAAGCTGGGACATTGCCCCTAGCCTCGGTCGCCCACAGTTCGGGGCGGTCCGTGGGCGCTGGTATGATGTGGCGGCCGGGGCTTGGCAGGTTGTCGAGCGCGAAACAGGCGTCGATGTTCTATGCATCTACGCAGATCGCTTCGCCCGGGCGGGCGAGTTGGAAACCACCCAGCAGGGTGAGAGCGATGCCGCCACGACGGCTCGAGATGCAGGTGAAGGCACAGTGGTCATCGAGGGCAATACGGCGGCGATGCCCGATGGGCTGTGCCTTGTGTCTGGCACACGGCCCGGTGTCGATGGGTCCTATCGCATTGAAGCGGTGACCCACACGCTGACGCGCGCGGGCGGCTTTGTCACCACCTTGGAGCTGAAACAGCCAAGCCAAGGCGCAGGCACAGATGTGCGGGCGGAGACCACCGCACCGGCGGCGCCAAGCTCGAATGTGCCGCCCATCATCGATCCGGATGCAACCGGGCCGTTCTGAGACCAAGGAGGCAGGGAGATGCCGGACAACAGTTTTATCGAAACCATCAACCACCTCTTTGGCGGGGCCATCACCACCCTGATCGGTGCCTTCACCGGCCGGCTCATGTGGCATTCCGGCGAGGTGAAACTCGGCAACCGCCGCTTCTTCGGCAAGGAACTCCTGTGGGAAATTCCTGTCGCCGTGGGCATGGCGCTGATCGGTGATGCCGCGGCAAATTACATCGGTCTGACCCAGCCGGTCTCAACCGGGTTTGTCGCCACGCTCGCCTATCTCGGGCCCCGTGGCGCCGAAAGCCTGCTCTGCGCCTGGATCGGTTGCAAGAAATAGCACCCGCCCAACATCGATCGCCTGATCACACGCCGTCCTCGGGGGCGGCGTTTTCTTTTGCAAGGAGGCTCGCATGACCCCTTTTGAAATCGCCCAATCCTACATCGGCACCACCGAGGGCCTGGGGCCTGAAGACAATCCCGCCATTATGGATATGTATGCCTCGGTTGGACATGACTGGGTGGAACATGACTCTGTCGCCTGGTGTGCG